CTCTTTTTCACACCCGTGCAAAAACAGAACAAAACAGGAATTATGAAAGGAAGGCCAAAAAAACCCGATTCAGTAAAGAAATTACAAGGCACGTTTCAAAAATGCCGCGAAGCGCATGAAGTAAAATTTGAAATTGCAAAAATCCCGTTGGAGTTTGGCAAGGATTGGGAAAGCATAAAGGACCTGACGTTTAACCAGCTGCGCGATATTGGCATAGTTGCAAACGTTGACATGGGCTTAATTGAAGGTTACGCGAAAGCGTTGGAGCGATATTTCCAAGCCGATGCGCAATTGCGTGCCACGTCGATGGTAACTGAGGAAGGGAAAATTTCCCCCTGGTACGATATCGCCGAGCGTAGTTTGAAGCAAGCGACACAAATCGGCCAACTGTTTGGAATCACGCCAAGCGCACGTGCTAGGATTCCGCAGCAACAGCAGCCAGCTAGTAAACTAGAAATTTTAAAAAAGAAAATATCATGAAACAATTTGAAATCAAACCGCAGGCAGGCGGTTGGGTAATAACCATCGACGGCGCGGACGTTGACAAGTGGGGCAAGCCAAGCGACACGCCGCACGTGTACCGCAATAAATACCTTGCGCAGTTAGCTGAGCGGTATTTGAAAAATATCACGGTAACGGTTAGCACGGATCACGACAGCACGGACGTAGTGGTGAAATGGACAAAGCCCAAGCATACGCGCAAAAAGTAATCAGCGGACAGATAACGGCCTGCAAGCATGTGGTGAACGCATGCCACAGGTTTGCCGCTGACTTGGACGCTTGGAATTATAACGCCGAGCTGGTTGAGCATGCGGTGAATTTCATCCAAGAGCTAGAGCATACAACGGGCGAATATGCAGGGCGTAAGTTTATCCTTGAAGAGTGGCAGTATTTCATTGTGGCTAATCTGTTCGGGTTTGTAAACGCTGACGGGACGCGCAGATTTACACGGGCTTACGTGGAGGTTCCGCGTAAAAACGGGAAGTCGACTTTTAGCAGCGCGCTGATGTTGTACGGATTATTGGCCGACGGCGAATCGGCCGCGCAGGTTTATAGTGCAGCTACGAAATTGGATCAGGCTATGATGGTATTCGGCGAATCTGTTCGGGTTTGTCAAAATACGGATTGGCTGAAAGGCGAGGTAACGGTTAACAACAGCGTTAACAACAGGCGGATATTGTACGGGCAGAATTTATACAAGCCGCTGGAATGGAATCCGAATAAGCAGGACGGTTTAAATACGCACTTCGCTTGCATAGACGAATACCACGCGCACCCTACGGACGAATTGTACAACGTAATATTTAACAGCATGGGAGCGCGTAAGCAGCCGCTATTGTTTACGATTACGACGGCAGGATTTAACCGCGAAGCACCATGCTACCGCCACCGCGTGTATTGCGCGAATGTGTTGGAGGGGAAATTAAAAGACGATGGGTTGTTCACTATTATTTACACGTTGGACGACGGCGACGATTGGGGCGACGAGAAAAACTGGATTAAGGCGAATCCTAATTGGGGCGTGAGCGTTTACCCGAGGCAGTTGCACCAAGCGCTAACCGAGGCGCGCGAGTTTGTCCATAAGGAAGTAGAGTTTAAAACCAAACTGCTGAATGTGTGGACCGATACGGCAATGACTTGGATAAGTGACTCGGACTGGATGGCTTGCGAGCAGGATATGGACCTTGATGGGCTTGAGTGTTATGCAGGGTTAGACCTTGCAAGCACGTCGGATTTCTGCGCGTTTAGTTTGTGGTTTCCCGAATATCACGCCGTGCGCACCTGGTACTATTTACCCGAGGAAGCAATCCGCAGGCGGACGGATTCGGTTGGACAGCAGTATAAGCAGTGGCAGCGCGACGGGTGGATAATTGAAACACCGGGGAACGTAACCGATTACGATTATATTTGGAAGCATATCGGCGAGTTGTGTGAACGGTATAACGTGCAGGAGATAAGCTACGACCGTTATAACAGCAGCCAGTTAGTTATCCAGTTAACAAATGACGGGTTGAGCATGTATCCTTTTGGCCAAGGATTTGTAAGCATGAGCGCGCCTACTAAGGAGTTGGAGCGGAAAGTAAAAAATAAAGAGTTAACACATGACGGCAATCCTGTGACTAGGTGGATGATGGGGAACATATATTTGAAAACTGATCCAGCAGGGAATGTTAAAATCGACAAGGCCAAATCAGGGGACAAGGTGGACGGCGCGGTTAGTATGGTTATGGCGTTGGGCGGATACATGGCAGGCGCTGCGGAATCGAAACAGGATTTTTGGTTTGTTCAATTGTGAGGCCCGAATTGATTTATATCGATGAATATGTAAAAGCTTACTATGCAGAGCTACCGAACTGGCCGACTTATGAGAAAGCCTTTGAAGAAATCGAGCGGCAGTATATGAAAACGTTTGGCCGCAACCGATACGCAAACTATGCCACGTTCAGGGTGGTGCTATGCCGGTGGATGAAAATAAACAAACGTTGTTAACCGATAAGTAAATAATTTAAATTTAATTTGTAACTATGCAATTCAGGCTATGGCCAAAATTTAGGACAGAAAAGCGGAGCAGTTTATCGGCGCCGCCTGACTGGTTAGTAAATACACTAAGCAATATATTCGGTATTCAAACTAAATCAGGGCAGGCCGTGAACGAACAAACTGCGCTAAGTATTAGCAGCGTTCACGCTTGCGTCCGCGTTATATCGGACGGGATAGCGGGGCTAAGCTTGAAAATATACAACGACAGCAACGGCGAGAAAATACAGATAACAAATAACTATGCGGCGGCTTTATTGAACGATCCTAACAGCTACCAAACCAAGTTTGATTTTATCAAATACATGGTGGGGCAGTTAGTATTGAAGGGCAACGCATACGCTTTTATAAACCGTGACGCTAGATTTATCGCAATCGAATTGCACCCAATACGTAGCGAGTTTGTCGAGCCGATTATGGAAGACGGGCAGCTGTTTTATAAAGTGAACGCTAAGGGCTTTCCCGGCATGATTCCGGCAACGGATATGCTGCACTTTAAAGGCCTTTGCACTGATAACCCATTGAAGGGGAAAAATCCCATCCAAGTGCATGCCGAGAGTTTGGGTATTGATTTAGCCGCTATTGGCTCCAGCGCTAGCGTTTACAAAAACGGGATATTGAAATTTTTGCTTACTAGCGACGCAATGATAAAGCCTGAACAGGCCAGCGCGTTAAAAAATAGTTTGGATGATGTTATTAACGGACAGGCGCGCAGCACTGTATTGCCTAACGGCGTAAAAATGGAGCGTTTGAGTTTGTCGCCTGAGGAAGCGCAGTATATTGAACAGCGTAAATTCTCAGCGCAGGAAATCGCCCGTATGTTTGGCGTTCCTTCGTCTATGATTGGCGCCAACGATGGCGGCGTGAAGTCGTCAGTTGAGCAAGAGTTTCAGGATTTTTATGCGCGCACGCTGTTAGCTTACGCGATTAATATCGAGCAAGAGATGGGGCGCAAGCTGTTGACTGAACAGGATAAGCCTACGATGTATTTTAAGTTTAATTTTAATTCGCTGTTGAGAGCCACGGCTAACGATCGCGCGGACTTTTATAACAAAGGTATTCGCGGCGGATGGTTATCGCCCAACGAGGCGCGCATGTGGGAAGATATGAACGGTTACACCGAGGGCGCTGGCTATATGGTTGAATCAAATCTAATACCAGCGGACAGGATGGACGAATACATGGAGGCCAAGATAATTAACTTAACAAACAAGGCATTAAACAACAATAACCCAACGGGTGACAATAATAATACACAGGCATGATTGAAAAAAGAACGATAACCGGAACGATTGAATATAGAGCCGAAGGCGATGCAATGCCCAAGGAATTGGGCGGCATTGCTGCGGTTGTTAATAGCGTAACGGATTTAGGATATTTTGAGGAAGTAATCGCACCAGGTGCGTTTGATTACGCGCTGCAAAAAGATTACGATATTCGCTGCTTATTCAATCATGAGAGTGAATTAATATTAGGCCGCACCAAGGCGAACACCTGCAAAGTGTTTGTAAACGCTCAGGGCAATTTGGAGTACACTTGGGTGCCTGATTACGAAAACCCCACGCACGTAAGCGTTGTGCGCTCCATTATGCGCGGCGATATTACGCAATCGAGTTTTGCGTTTACGATCCGCGAGCAGGTTTGGACAGAATCCGAAAAATACGGGAGCATGGGAAAGCGCATTGTTAACGTTATTGAAGATTTGTATGACGTTAGCCCGGTTACATACCCAGCGTATGAGGACACTGAGGCAGACGCTCGCAGTATTATAAAGATGCGCGACGAACAGCGCGAAATTGACGCAGCCGAGCAATCACGGGCAAGCGTTGATTTAATTAAATTGATTGCAATGAGGTATAAAAATTATTAAAATGAAAAACATAAAAGCACTTAAAGAAGAGCGCGGCAGCTTGTTGGACGAGTTAGCCGGCTTGCAAAATGTAATTGAGCGTGAAGCTCGCAGCATGAGCGAAAAAGAAACTAACAGATTGAGCGAAATCGAAGCCCGTTTGTCTGCTATTGCTAACGAAGTTGAGAAGCTTGAGAAGCTCCAAAACTTGGCTGCACAGGCTGCTGGTAACAGCGTAAGCCGTAGCGAAGAAAAAGAAAAGTCAAAAATGAAGGAGCAATACAGCTTCAAACGCGCTATGGAAATGGCTATTTCTGGCCGTCGCGATGGCGTTGAAGGTGAATTTAACGCAATCGCTGCTGAGGAATATCAGCGCAGCGGAGTTTCTGTTTCTGCTCATTCTGTTAAAATTCCTTCCGAGGTTTTCAAGCGTGACATGACTGCAACCGGTGGGACTTCAGGTTCTGAGGGTGGAGTAAACATTCAAACTTCAGTAGGTTCAATTATTGACGTGTTGCTTCCTAAGACCGTATTGCGCGGGTTGGGCGTTCAGCAATTGAGCAACTTGGTTGGAAACTTAGACCTTCCAACTGCAAGCACTTTGCCTTCTGCTGGATGGAATACTGAAAACGGAACAGCTACCGAGAAAAGCCCTGCGTTTTCTAAGGTGACTTTTAGCCCTAAGCGTTTGGCTGCTTACATTCAAGTATCAAATCAGTTAATGTTGCAGTCTAGCAATAGCATCGACGCCTATGTTCGTAACTGGTTATTGCAGGCTATGGCTCAGAGCTTGGAAGCTGCTGCTATTAAGGGCGGTGGTTCTAACGAGCCAACTGGTATTATCGCTAACAGCAGCGTGAACGTTGTTTACGCAGGTGGTGCTACTTCAAATTCAACCAACGCCAACGGTGCTGCACCTGTGTGGGCTGACGTTGTTAACTTGATGAAGGCTGTAGAAAACGCCAACGGCGATGGAGTTGCTTATTTGACTAACCCACTTGTTAAAGCTAAATTACAAACAACCCCACGTCAATCAAGCGGCGTTGAAGGTAATTTCATTTGGCCTGCTGGTGGTTCTGAGTTGAACGGTTACCCTGTAGCTGTTTCGACTTTGGTTCCTAGCAATTTGAGCAAAGGTACTTCTAGCACTTTGAGCGCTGCTATTTTTGGAGATTTCTCTAAGATGGCTTTAGCTTCTTGGGGTGGTATGGAGTTGACTGTTGATCCTTATAGCGGTGCAACTGCTGGATTGACCAACGTAGTGTTGAACGCTTACATGGATTGCAACTTATTGCAGCCTGCTGCGTTTGCAGTTTGTAAGGACATTGTAGCCTAATTATAACGGGGCGCGGCTCGTTATCCGCGTGGGGCGTAGGTGCTTAATTGTCGCCTACGTCCGCTAATTATGAAAGTTAAATTTTTGATTAACCCTACAGGCAAGTGGAATTTATCTTACAATGCCGGGGAGGTTGTGGAATTAGAACAGAAACAAGCCGAACTATTAATCGAGGTAGGCGATGCCGAAGCGGTAGTGGAAGAGGCCAAGCCAAAAAAAGTAAAACCAATTAACCCCGAAGAGGGCGACTAATGATCACGGGAAAACGCATAATAAGTTACAGCCACGCGGCCACCGATTACGTATCGCTTGCAGAAGCCAAACAGCATCTGCGCGTAACGTCAACGGCGGACGACACTTATATTAGTAATCTGCTATCCATGGCAATAGATGCCTGTGGGCAGTATTTAGGCTACAGCGTGCGTAAGGCTAGCGTGCAGTATGGCTTCGATTCATTGGTGGGGCAGCCTGCTATTATGAATCCCGTTAACGGCACCGAGCAACCTGTGGGTAATTTATTGCGGATTCCTTCAAGAGTAATTAGCTTAACAAATGTTCAGTATGTTGATGACAACAACACAGCGCAGGCGTTTACGGATTATATTGTATCGCCTCAGCCGTTGGGTACTTACGGCCGCACCATATTTATAACCAGCGCACCGAGCAGCACAACCGATGACGTAACGAAATACCTGGTAACGGTTACCGAGGGCTTTGAACTTGCAACGGCTACGGGCGTGGATGCAGGATTATTGTTTCCGCAGGCGATTAAGTTTGCCGCATTGCTGTTAGTGGGGCAGATGTACGATAATAGGCAGGCAATTGTAACGGGAACTATTCAGGCGCAAATGGAGTACGGTATGGAGTTTTTATTACAGCCATATAGAGCAATGCAATTCATATGAACGCCGGGGCTTTTGACGAACTTATTTCGTTGCAGAGTTACACAACTACAACGGACAGCAACACAGGAGAGAAACTACAGACGTGGACAACCTATGCAACTGCTTGGGCTAAAGTAACCGAGGCACCTGTAGGAATTGAACAGGTGAACGGCGATAAGCGCGAACACAAACAAATCGTTGACTTTACTGTTAGATATGACGCGGCTATAGATGTTAAGCATCGAGTGAGTTGGAACGATCGTTATTTTAATATCCTTAATTTGCAAGAACAAACGCGCCGCATGTATTTAAAAATTCAAACTGAATTAAGTGAATGACGTTAAAGGGTTGGCCAAATTGATTGACGACCTACGCAAAGCAGGCGCTGAAATTCAATTGCAAGACACCTTAAAAAAAGAAGGCCAGCGCGTTATTGATGACGCAAAGGCGTTGGCACCTGTGGAAAGCGGCGACATGCGCGATTCGATTGGGTTTATTACGGCCAAGGATAGCAAGTTTAAAAACACGGTATTGATTGGCCTGCGTAAAAATTACTATAACCATTACCTTGGTGTGATGTTTGAGTTTGGCACCGAGCCACGAATCCAAAAATCTACGGGCCGATATACAGGTGAATTGATACCTAAGCCATTTATGCGACCTGCGCTGGATAAGAACAGGCAAGCAATTGTTAACGGGATCAAAAAAGGATTAACGGAAAAAGTAACTAAATTAGCGGAAAAATATAATTTAAAATAATTATGGCAACTACAGGACCAGTAAACGGCACGTTGATCGCAATATATAAAGATATTAGCGGCACACTTACCAAAATCGCAAACGCCACTTCTAACAGCTTCGATATTACTTCGGATATGATAGACGTTACCAACAAAGACAGCGCAGGCTGGAAGGAGTTTATCGTTGGAGAAAAAGGCTACACTATGAGCGTGGAAGGTATTTTTGAAGAGGACGGCTCAGTTGGTGCCGGTGCATTGTCTTGGAAAGACGTGATCACCGACCTAACTGCAGGTACTTCCGTTACTATTGTAATGACTTCAAACGTAAGCGGCGACATGAAATTGAGCGGCGCGGCTTTTTTCAGCAACTTGAATTTAACCGCACCTAACAACGACAAAGCAACGTTTACAGCTACCATCCAAGGAACTGGAGCGTTGACAGTAGGCACAATCTAATTTTTGGTTGGTTTTCATAATGAGCATTTGCCCGCCTAATAAGCGGGCTTTTGTGTTATATTTGCAACATCATGGAAATTAAACTAAAAGATAAGATTTACCCGATGACCTTCAACATGAACAGCCTAAAGGCAATCATGGCAGACGCAGGGATGGAAACGTTTGCAGAATTGCAATTTAGCGGCGACCTATTAAAGCAGCTAGATTTTGGATTATTGTGCGCGTTTCATGGAATTAATGAGGCGGCAGAATGTAACGGGCAGCCTAAGCCGTTTTTATTATTGGCGGATATTGGCAGACAGGTGCAGCGATTTACGGACTTGCTTCCAGCAATAAGCGCATTTAGTGAAAGCGCGAGCGAATTTTTTAAATCGGACGAAGCCGGGGGAAAGTAAAAGCCAAGGGCGAAGGCGCGCCGCTAACTTGGTTAATAATTGAGCGCATAGCGTTTGGCGAGATGTGCATGAATGAAATCGATTTTAAACGATGCACGCCGAGATATTTCCGAATCCGATTGCATGGCATGCGAGAGGCACAAATGCAGCAATACCGCAACGATTGGGAGCGCTGTAGATGGCAAACTTCGGTATTATTATCGCCACATAGTAAGCGGCCAATTGATCCGAAAAAACTGATTACATTCGATTGGGAGCGTAAGGAGTTAACAATAATCGAAGAGGTTGAAAAATATCGGAGTATCTTTGAGAAGTTAACACCAATACCAACAGCATGAGCGCCGTAAAAGTAGCCTATAATATTTTAGCAAATAACGCGGCCTTGGGTTCCTATGTAAGCGACAGAATTAATCCGCTTCGAATACCACAAGGCAGCGCGTTTCCTGCGATAGCTTACAACCTAGTAAGCATAATCCCAACGCCAACTAAGTCAGGCCACAGCCGCACAGATTTTGCGCGCGTTCAGGTAAGCATATTTGCGCCTACATATCAAAGTTGCAGCGAGGTGGCGGATGCGGTTCGCACAGCATTTGAGGCAGTGACACTACCAGGGACATTTAACACGGTTAAAACGCAAACTATTGAGTTCGACGGGCAGCAGGAATTGACGGACGACGAAGCGGACTTCGCAGGCGTTTATCAAATATCTCAGGACTATTTAATTAATTACACACGATGAGCAGGTTGAACGTAGCTATCGGAGCGGATATTACCGAACTAGAAAAAGGCTGGGGCAAAGCTATTAAGCTTATCGCCGACGGCGGAAAAGAGATGTCAATAGACGTAGCAAAGGCCGCTAAAGATATTCAAGACCGATTAAACACGCTAGCGAATAGCAAGCCGACGGCTAGAGTTGTAAAGCAATTGCAAACTATGGCAATCGAAGCCCGTGCAATGGGGCCTGAGTTTGCTGCAATGGCTGACCAATTTGTAAAGGCCGCGGGTAAAATGCAGGACGAAATTGGCGACACGCGGGCGGAGATTGGATATTTTGCCAGCGACACGCGCAGGCTTGATGCGTTAATTGGTGGAGCGCAAGCAATGGCCGCAGGGTTTGGAGTTGTCGAGGGTTCAATGGCTGCACTTGGGATTGAAAACGAGGATTTGCAGAAAACCATGGCTAAGCTTCAGGGGGTTATGGTGTTGTTAAATTCCTTGCAAACAATACAGAACGCATTGCAGGCCGAGAGCGCGCTAGTAGTGGGGGTAAAAACAGCCGCTCAAAAAGTTGAAACGTTTGTAATGGGGCAGGCCACACTTGCCGCCCGTGCTTATAATGCTGCATTGGTAGCTACCGCCGCTGGTGCAGTCATTGCAGGTATTGCGGCTATTGCATATATATTTAATAAGATAAGCAAGGAAACCCAGTACGCTTCAAAATACACAGACGAATTTTACGAATTACAGAAAAAGAAAGCCAAGGAAACTGGCGACGCAATACGGGCATTTGATGACGAAATAATTAACAGGCAAATAACCAACGCTAAGCGTAAAGGGTTAACGGATAAGGCGCTTCGTGACGCTGAGATAAAAGCCATAGAGGACACGATCGCATCACGGACTAAGCAACTTGGAGAGGAGAAAAAATACTCTGATAGATGGATAGAACTTAATAGCAATATTATTAATTTATCTAAGCGTAAAGAGGAATTAATTACCGAGAATATAGTAGACGCGCATAAGAAAAGAGCGGCGGCACTAGCGGAAGCGGCGGAAAAAGAAAAGGCAAAAATTCAAGAAACTGTAGAGTTTGCGCATAAGGTTTACCAACAATTTGGAAGTAAAGCCTACAGCGCTATAATAAACGGATTCGGCCAAGCCGCCAGCACCACGCCGATAAAGCCGGAGGTAGTGAAAAGCATGGGGCTACAAATTACCAACAGCCTGCAGAAAGTCGAAAAGGAAATATCTAAGAAGCCCATACAGCTAAAAATACAAACGCAGACGGAATACACTAGTTTTATTAAGGACTTGGAGAATATGCGCAACGCAATAGACAGCGCGTTTGAGAGTTTGATTGAGGATAGTTTGACGGCGTTAGGTACTGCAATCGGAGAAATGATTGCAGGCGAACAGGGCGCGTTTGAAAAATTTGGTAAGGCCGCACTAGCTTCGATTGCTCAATTTATGAAGGCTTTTGGTTCGGCATTAATTACCACGGCAATTGCTTCGGATGCATTCCAAAAATTAATTCTGGCAAACCCTATGGCAGCCGCTGCGGCAGGTGTTGCGTTGGTTGCAGGTTCCGCGATAATTACAGCACAATTGAAGAAAGGACCTGAGTTTGAGAAATTTGCCGATGGTGGTATCGTTTACGGACCAACGCTCGGACTTATGGGAGAATATCCAGGGGCTAGAAGTAACCCGGAAGTTATTGCGCCGTTGGATAAATTACGCGATTTAATTACACCAAGCGGAGGCGATGGCGGATTTATAGCAAGCACGCATATTAGCGGCCGCGATTTGGCGATAGTTTTACACAGACATAACAACGATTACTCACGGGGATAATGGCACGGAAATACTACGGAAGCTTTAAAAGCATTAATAACATTACCTACAAGGTAGAGATACACGACGCGCCAACGGGCAGCACTACGGCAGGGACTGAGCTAAAACTAGCGACTGATGGATTTAGCCTAGAGCGCGACGGAGAGGGCAATAAGTGGTGGGATTCTCAAGTATTGGCTAGCCGTATAACCGCTGAATTTGTTATGCCAAATAGTACGGTACTATCGGATTTCCTTGCGTTGCAGACGGAGGCGGAAACCTACTGGACTATGGTAGTATGGCGTGGTAGTGATTTGTTTTTTGTAGGCCGTATTATTGCCGACCAAATGACGCGACTACGCGAATCGTTGGACAGCAAGCCGATAATAAAACTAACCGCCGTAGACGGGTTGGAATTGTTAGACGGTTATAACGTGAAAAATAGCTGGTTTACCTCCGACTATATTCAGGTAAACGTATTAGTCAGGAATTGCCTGCATGAATTGGACCTGCAGGACTATTGGCCGTACTTAGGTAAATCAGATTATTACCTATTTGATGCAATGAGCATGTATGCAGCCGATGCAACACGTAAGGGTTTTGATATGCTGCGAGTTAATATTAACACTTTCCTTGAGGATTACGATCCGTTTCAAGACGTGAAGGCAATTGACCTTGCAGCAAATTGGTATTACGATTTGAACATGATAACCTGCAAAGAAGCATTAGAGCAGGTGATGCAGATTTTTGGTTGTCGTTTTATTCACGCGGAGGGTGGCTATTGGTTCTACGATGCTTCGAGCTATAAGGATGTAACGCTTCCGTATCGCCGCTATAATTACACAGCCAACTACCAAGGCACGGGAACGCTTACGCACAGGCAGCAACTTGGAACGCTACCAGCGCGGCCGCAATGGGCAGCTAAGCCGTCATTGTACTATCAGCCTGCTGTTAAATTATTGACAGTTGACACTGAGCGCATAAACGCCGCAACAGTATTTCGGACACGGCCAAACAAAAGCACGTCAGCACTAGAGGCAGAGTTTACAGAAATTCCAACAGGCAGCACCCCCGACGCGGCACCCTTGAAAATCAAGGTAGTTGTTAAATCCAACTTCCCAGCGGTGCAGAATGATGCTCGCGTAGATTATGAATATAAATTAAAGATATGGCTTGAAGATGGATTGGGCGGTATTAAGATATTAAACGGCGACGGCTATTGGATAACAGCGACTAGCGTACCAAATGGAGTGGAGAAAGTTAGAGTTACGCAGATGCAAGGTAGTTGGGTGACGTATAAGTTTGAAATGCAATGCACCACACCGCCAGCAGGATTTAATATTTTGAAGGTAAAAATTGACAGCGTGCAAACGTTAATTAGCTTGCTGTATCAAAACAACTTACCCAAGTTATTGCGACCTGCAAAACAAACAAGCACATGGAGTACACCTGCGGCGTTTAACGTAAGCTATTGGGGCAGTATTCAGGTGGCATTTGCCGAAACTAGCGACTACCAAAATCCCGATTTTGTTTGGAATATTTCGGAAGATTTCACACCCAACACTAGTAATTCAGTAAACAGCACACAAGTGCAGATTAATCCTAAGTACTATTACAGCGGCAACAAATATGGAATAGGTAATATATGGGCTAACGATGGGACTAAGTACGTTATTGCGGATGAGTTCTATGGCGGTTGGGATTCGGTAACGAAAGGCACCGTCACTAAAATGTTAGGCGTGGGATTGTCGTCCTTATATGCGGACTTCATGCCCGTGGTTCGAGGTACCTGGATAGATTCAGGTAGCTACCATCTAATGAAATCCTTGTATTTTGATAACTATGTTTGGGTTTTAAACGGCGTATCGTTTAACCCAAGGTTTGACACGTGGGAGGGCGAATGGTTAGGAGTGGCTCCGGTGTACACCAATACCACAACGACAGGCGAGGGCTTGAGAATCAGTAACGAGCAGGGCGATATTTTGCGCGATCGTGTAAATTTGATTGAAACCCAAGTAAACAACTACCAATCTGCAATAAGCCACCAACCTGCAACGTTTTTGGAATACCTGGTTAACGAAGCCGACGGCGCACCAACAGCGCAGCCAACGCAGAATATAATATGGGAAACGCAGTTAAGATATGACGACAGCACCGAGCAAGTTGTTTGGCACCTGCAGGAACATGGCGCACCAATCAGTTACACAGTTGGGACGCATACGCTTACGAATGGTTACGAGCTTGTTATTTGCGATTCTCAGGACGGCAACGTGGTAGTAAATTTACCCGATGCTGACGAATCGCGTGGAAAGAAATATATATTTATTAAGACAAACAGCAACCATACTGTAACTATTGACGCCGGAACGTTCCTAATAAACGACAGCGCCACCACTACGATTAGCAGTAAGTACGAGAGCAAAACAGTTATGAGCGACGGAAGCAAATGGTTTATAGTTGGCAAGGTATAGTTGTTAACTTATGTATTTTTTATTTGTATTATATTTGAAATTATGAGCAATCCTAGTGCAGATATCGCCGTTGGCGGTCAAGGTTTTAAATATCACGGCGCAGAAACCGTAACCAATGTTACATACGATTCATTAGTTGTACATGTTGACTGCGTTTTTACTTCTTTTACTGTAAAAGGGAATAACGAAGCAAGTGGCACTAACGTATTAACTGCGCGCGGCCTTTCTGGAATAACAATAAAAGCAGGTACATTCTTACCAGCAGGTAAGGGGTTTGAAATTACCGGATTTGTAATATCTTCAGGATCTGTAATAGCTTATTAATATGCCACTAATAGGCGTTGGCGTAGGTTTAAATCGCCAAAGATATGGGCAATTTCAAAACGGTTATTCATCCCGTGTGATTGCCGATGGTGGAACTATTGAGTCGTTGGAATGCGTAGCGGCTGCATCATCATTGTTGCAATCTGCATCCTTGTTATTAATACCCAGTGGGTACAAAGCGGGGGTTGCCTATGCCGAACTACCCGCCACTGGCAATGGAGATTTAACTTGGTCAAGGAATAGTGTAGCCAATAGAACGCAGAGCGATGGAACTATTGCCCAAGTTGCGGCTAACGTACCACGTTTATCCTATATGTACGGCAGTTGCCCCGCATTGTTGTTAGAACCGCAGAGAACGAATAGTTTGCGTAATAGTACTATGCAGGGTGCGAGTACTTCACCAAGTACTTTGCCTACGAACTGGGCAATAGCAGGTGGTGGATTAACAGGAACTGTTGTTGGCGTTGGAACTGAAAATGGATTGCCTTACATTGATGTACAATTTAGTGGAACTGCAATATCTACAAGTAGTCAAATTAGATTTGAATCCCTAACACAAATTGTTGCATCCAACGGGCAAACTTGGACAAGTTCATTTTGGATTAAAGAAATTGCTGCACCTACACCTGCTAATTCATTAGCAAATACAATGCAAGAGAGAGATAGTTTGGGTGTTAATCTGGCTACCACTACCCAAACAATTACAATATCATCAACTCTAACTCGAAATATATTTACAAGAACCAATACTAACGCTTCAACGGCACGAATAAATAATGCGATTAATGCATTTGTAACCATCGGCAACGCTTACGATTTCACTATACGCATAGCAGCACCACAATTAGAACTTGGTGCATACGCAACAACTTGGATAGATACAACCAATGCCGCAGCAACACGATTGGCAGATTCATTCACCCGCAACAACATCTACACCAATGGGCTAATCTCTGCAAGTGGTGGTACTTGGTATGTGGAGTTGAGGAATAATGTGGCGTATACGAGGGATGCAAGTAATAATACTGTATGGATTGGTGATACTAATAATGGTACGTCAAATTCGTTGGTATTGCGTAGTGATACCACAACTTCAGCAATTCGATTGCAAATTATAAAGTTTATTGCAGGCACTCAAGTGTCACTTTTTAGCACAACAACAAGTACAGTTAAAATTGCAATAAAATGGAACGGCACAACTGCGGATGTTTTTGTTAATGGGGTTAAGCAAGTTAGTGCAACTGCATTTACAACAACAATAATGGAATTTCTTGCTGCGAGTGGACAACAAGTACCAACATTCATCCAAACAATGGCACTATACCCAACGCCTTTAAGTGATGCAGATTGCACAGCCTTAACAACATAACAATATGATATTTGCAAAATTTGAATTACCGCAAGACAAGTGGGAAGAAATCAAACCCACATTAGAGAATTGTCACATCGTTGAATTAGGGGTGATTAATACATTGTTTGCCGTTGATATTTTATTTGATGGTGAACTAAACGATGATTTATTGATTTACGAGGTATTCCCCGAACCTTGCGGCATACACACATTTTTAGGAATGGAAGATTTATACCAAGAACGATTTAACGATTTTAACCCGATTATTACCGATGAAACACCTTGATAACGACACCACCGCAGCCATTGCCACAGGAATAAGTGGAAGTGCTACGATAATACATTTCTCTCAAACTTGGCAGCCAGTAGCAGCGTTTGTACTTGCCATTGTCGGCATAGTATCGGGAATGTTTGCGATTATCTATTACGCACGTAAGATTAAGCAATTAAATGGCAAAAACAAATAAATCTGTAGCTAGTACGTTTAGGGCTAAGCCGCGCAAGAAATTAGGCAGACATAAAAAACACGCGAATAAACATGAATCAAGCAAACCATACCAAGGCCAAGGCAAGCGTTAAAGGTTACGCCAAGCCAACGCCTGCAAAGTGGCGCAAAATAGGCGACGGCCTGCTATTATTATCTACCACGCTAGCAGCGTTAAATATTACGCACCCAACGCTGGCTATAGGTATTCAAGTGACGGGGGTAATCGGTAAGTTTTTAACAAACTTCTTTTATGAGGACACCGCGGCGCAGTGAGGTAGAGGCAGCCGTTAAACGGTTGGGTTATAAATGGTTCGAGAATGGCGACTACAACGTTAATATTGTAGGCATACGCAACAGCGACACGGGCAGCAAGGTGACTAACCTATTTGACGACTGGATAACAGTCAGCTGGAAAGAGCAGAGCAAGTGGTGCTATCAAATATTTTCGGCTACCACTGAACCAGGGAAAAAAGGAATGCTTGAAGGTAAGGCCAAAGGAGGCGTTTTTATTTTAAAAGAAGGGCAGTATCGCGGATCACACGAAATCGGTTTGCACCAGGGGAAATATAAAGCGCTCAGGCAATGCGGCGCGCTTCGTGGTTACCGCGACGGCGATAGGGACATGGAGTTTGATTTGGTGCAAGAGCAGGAAGTTTGGAACGCTGGCGTTAATATTCATAAGGCAGGCAAAAACAGCACCTACGTAGAGAATTGGAGCGAAGGCTGTCAAGTGTTTAAAATCGAGCAGGATTTCAACGAGTTTATGAAAATAATAGAAAAAGCGGCCACGATTTACGGCGACCGCTTCACGTACACTCTTATAGGAAGTAAGGATATTACTTTTTTACCGCTTCCGTAAGCTTTGCAATTCCTTCGGGTTTCTCGGTTACGTCTTGAATTTCCTCAACGGCGTGCATACCCATCATAATATCGGGCGCGTATAAGCGGCCAAAGAAAGCGGCGGCACGATAGCGCAGCATAAGTTCGGGCATGGTTTGCCATTTACTACCTTGCTTAGTTAACCACCCTTCGGCCTTCGCCATATCCAGCGTAACCGTTGGACCTTCCAACAGTTCGCCCGTGGCTTTCTCCGTGGCGTATGCTTGGCACGCTGTGGCGGTGGCCTTAAATTTTAAGGCAGTGAATCGGCCCGAGCTGTTAAGCGCCGCAATAATAAACGCAGACGACCACGAGGGGCGGCCTTGGATAATGTGGAGATTCTGCATAACCATTAAAGGACTAGCGCCTATCCTGTGCGCCATTTCCAAAGCTACAAGTGTATTAGGGATGTTGTTTTGGTAATCCTTGGGGATCATAGTAGAGGCTGATAGGGCCTTGGCAACGCGTTGCGCGTGTTCAAATGATTGTAGGCTGAAAGTTTCAGCGGTTTCTGTGGTTGTTATTTCGGTTGTCATAATGTTAAAATTTATTTTCAAGAGGCGTTTTTTTCTTTAATTCTTTTAAATAGTTTATTATCCTATCAATTTGCCAATGCCCAAGTTTAGAATTTTTATCGTAACTGCTTAAAGTAAATTCTGTATAACCATTGTCAATTTTATATTTGACTGATATTAATTCGTTAATTTCATTTCTTTCGGTTGTCATATTATTTAAGTTTCAATTCCATTATTTCGCCGCTGAATTGCGGCCAGTTATTAGCTTCATTGCAGGCTTTCCACAGCTCCACGTCTTGCAGATATTCCTCGCGGCCGCGTTGGATATCCATTTCATTTATGTAATACACGCCCACCATGTACGGCGGTGTTTTCTCTATTGCTATAAATATAAATGCCTGACATTCGGGAAACGCGTCGCAGTACATAGCGGCCTGTACATGATAACGGTATTTTTTAACCGAGTATGCGAACGCGTTGGGGCTTGCGTCGTCTGTGGTTTTCAAGTCTACAATAAAACCGCTGTTTGTTATCAGGTCCGCAATGCCTTTATAATTTACCCCGTCTGATTCCCAAAGTAGTTCTTTTTCGCGCTCGCCTTCCGATAGCAGTAAGTGACCGGCGTAGCTGTGCGCCATTAAAGCGCGGTGCATATTCTCGATCTGCGCGTCCTGCTCTTTGGTTAGGATTTCGTGCCCGCGTAGGCTGTTAATAAAGTAATTATACAACTCTTTGCCTTCTTTAATTCGGCGGTCGATATTAGGCGGTAGTATTGCGTAGCGCTGGCCGTAGTGTTCAGGTTCTAACACGCGGCAGTGTAGAGCCTTGCCCATAGTAAGCGCCGCTGTCGGTTCAGGTTGTACGTATTGGCCGCTGAGGTATTTCCACCAATACAAATAAGGGCTGCGGTGGATAAGGTCAAGCCGCGATTTAGATAGGTAATTTGTTTGCATTATATAATTTTTGATAACAGGTTTCGCCGTCTAGGAAATAATCATTTTCGTCGCGTCCGTATTCGTACATAGTTAGGAAGTGTTCGTATTCCTCCACAATAGCCTCTAGCGCTAATGCCGTAACTGGGTGCAGTTCGCCCAATTGCTCGCGTGCAAATTCGTAAACGTCCATCATGGGGGTATTTAGCCGCGTATCGTCAAGCTCGCGAGCGTATGCCTCGGCTAGTGGTTTACTATCATAGCAGCCGCGTCGGATTCCGTTTTTCCAAACGCACCAACGCCACCCTTGGGGTAATTTTGTACGGGTAATAATTGATTTTTCGGACATAATATGTTGCAAATATAGAACAAAATACTATCTTTGCAATATGTTTTTACAAGAATTAAAAAATAAAGCAGCGAAAAAAGGGCGAACGTTAAGTAGCATTTGCGACGAATTAGGCATACACCGCAGCGTGATAGCGCGTTGGGAAAAGGAAGCGCCGAAGTCAATTAAAATTTATCAAAGATTACAGCAAGCTATTGAGAGGTTATGAACCTACGCCCGTACCAAGCCCAAGCCGTTGACGACATACGCGCGGCGTTTAAATCTCACAAACGGGTATTATATCAATTGCCTACAGGTGGTGGCAAGACAGTTATATTTTGCCACATAACTAGGGAAGCGGTGCGGAAAGGTAAATCGGTTTTAATATTAGTACACAGGCAGGAACTGCTGAGGCAGACAACGGCCAAGTTATCACAATGGGGCGTACCTTGGGAAACTATCGAGGCAGGCAAACCGACCTTAAACGAGTGGCCTGTATCTGTGGCAATGGTGCAGACAGCAGCGCGGCGCGAGCTTACAAAATACGATCTAATTATCTGCGACGAAGCCCACCACGTTGTCGCTGGAAGTTGGGCAGGTATAATTGAGAAACAGCCGCAGGCTTATTTGCTTGGCGTTACAGCGACTCCGTGTCGCATGGATGGCAAAGGATTAAAAGACGCCTTCGATGTGCTGTTAGAAGGCGTTAAAATGCGTCAACTTATTACGGACGGATTCCTGTGCGAGCCTAAAATATATGCCGCGAGTGTGGCCGACCTTACAGGCGTGCGCTTAGTGGGTGGCGATTACAACCGTGGGGATTTGGAAACGGCTTTACTGAAATCAAGGATAACAGGCGACGCCGTGCGCGAATACCAACAGCATGCCGACGGATTACCTGCAATAGTTTTCTGCGTATCTGTGCAGCACGCACAGGCCACAGCTCAGGCGTTTACCAATGCCGGTTATCGCAGCGCGGCCGTGGACGGAAGCATGGACGACAGCGAGCGGAAGCGTTTAATAAATGGCCTAACCGATGGAAGCATCCAGGTACTAACAAGCTGCGACATAGTAAGCGAAGGCACCGACATTCCTGCAGTGGCAGCGGCGATATTATTGCGGCCGACAAAATCGGAAGCGCTGTATTTGCAGCAAGTGGGCAGAGCGTTGCGGCCGATGGATGGTAAACAGCACGCCGTTATATTAGATCACGCGGGAAATGTATTTCGCCATGGTATGCCGACAGCGGCACGCGAGTGGACGTTGGAAGGCCGCGATAAACAGGCAAGGCAGAAAACAGCGGAGGCGGTTAGGCAATGCAAACTGTGCTACGCTGTACACCAAGCGGCTGTTTGCCCTGAATGCGGAGCGCCTGCGCCGTTAAAACCAAGGCAGCTGAAAAAAGTTGCAGGGCAATTGGTTCCGGTGGAGGATGTAGAGCGCGTAAAACGTGAGGCGAAAGTTGAAGTTTGGGGCGCGCGGTCGCTGGAGGAACTCAAGGCGATAGCGTTCCGCCGTGGGTATAAGCCCGGGTGGGCTTACCACCGTTGGCAGATGTATAATAGAAAATCGGTAAATTAGCGCAATGGAGCGCGGTAAATTTAGGGCTGAGCCGTTGGAAGCGCCAACAAACGAAACAAGCCTTATGCGGCAGATTATGCTTGCAGTTAGCAAAATTACAGGCGTTCGGATATTCCGAAATAATACAGGGTTTGACGCGACGAATAAAGTCCGTTACGGATTAATCCAAGGCAGCAGCGATTTAATAGGATGGAAATCGGTAACCGTTACCCCTGATATGGTAGGGCAACAGGTGGCTGTGTTTGTTGCGCTGGAGGTTAAGACGCCGAAAGGCCGCGCCACTGATGAGCAGAAAAATTTTGTTAATGTGGTAAATGCCGCAGGAGGCAAGGCTGCCATAGTGCGCTCCGTGAGCGAAGGGATTCGTGTATTGTCATAGAATTGTCATATTTGTTGCAATTTTGCAACGATTATTTGTATTGTTAAATTAATGTGCATAGGTTTGTTGGACATTAAAAACAAAATATTATGCTACCAATCGAATTTTTGATTTTGTACCCCATCAGCATCCCAGTGGCATTTTTGATGCACAAGCTGTGGAAGAAATTAACGCGCCGCGTGGAAATCGTAGAGGCGCAGCCGTATCAGTTTGAGCGCGACGCTTATGTGGAAGGTTTTAACGATGCTACCGAGCATTGGAAACAGGAAGTTAAACGCATGTACAGAGGGGGGCAGTTATGAGCAACGAAACACAACAAACAATAGTTCAGTGGATTAGACACCAAATAAAACAACAAGGTGTTAGTCATTATTTTACAACAAGGGAAATACTTGATAGAGCCGAACAAATGGAAAATGAGCAACGTAAAAAAATATGGGACGAAGCATTAAAATCAGTTGAAAAAAAATTAGAATTATTAAAAGAAATCTACGGAGGTAACAAATGAATAAAAAAACACAACAAATAGACGGTTATTGGGTAATTGGCTCAAATAAATGGAATGCGTCCATTTACACCCAAGAGCAAGCCGAGAAGTATTCAAAAACTTTAATTAATTGCCAAAACTGTATCAATTGCAGTTCTTGCAGTGATTGCAGTTATTGCCGTTCTTGCAGTGATTGCAGTTCTTGCCGTTCTTGCAGTTCTTGCAGTGATTGCAGTTATTGCCGTTCTTGCAGTTCTTGCAGTGATTGCAGTTATTGCCGTTCTTGCAGTTCTTGCAGTGATTGCAGTTATTGCCGTTCTTGCAGTGATTTTAAAACAAATCCACAACGCATAACATCCTCATTTTTAGGTAGCAGAAATTCACAAACAACTTATTACTGGGATGATAAACGCGAACAAATTATCTGCGGTTGTTTTAAAGGCACTTTAGAAGAATTTGAGGAAAAAGTCAAAATAACTCACGGAGATAATGACTTTGCAAAAGGATATTTTAAATGGATTGAATTAGTTAGAATGTACAGAGGGGGGCAGTTATGAGCAACAATAAACAAAGTATTACATCGTCAGATAAATTAGAACAACTTATTAATAAGTTTGATGACTACGGATTAGTACACATTACTGAAGTAAGAAAAATTTCTGTTGAATTTGCAAATTTTGAAGCCAAAAAACTAATAGATTACATTGCAAAATCTATTGATGAAGAGTTAGAAAAAGATTTTATTGATGGTGATTTTATTAAATCTATTTATTTAAACTACTTAAAACAAAAATATGAGCAACAATAAACAAAGTATGAAACTATACACTAAAGAAGACTTTTTAAAAGCCGCTGAATTTTGCGAAGTGTCAATGATAGATGCGAAATATATAATTGAACGCATTGATGAAGTAAGCGACCCCATCGAACTACCAAGTGATGAGGAGATAGAGAATATGGGCAAAGATGTAATTGTTTACAACGATACCAAGCGTGGTTGGTTTGTAGAGGGATTAAGGTTTATGCGTGATAAAATCCAAGGAGGTAACAATGAGCAACCAAAGTAGCGTAGAGTGGTTATTAAAAGAACTTACAGAAATTGGAGTTTTAAACATTAAAAATTGTCATTGGTCAGATGAGGTAGATATAAAAAAAGCAATCGAACAAGCCGTAGCAATGCACAAGGAAGAGATAATTAATGCTTGGAGAAAAGGTGATGGCGTATATGATAAGGTTGCAGAAGAAATGAGTTTAGAATACTACAACGAAACATTTGGAGGTGCCAAATGATAATAGACTACGATAACGAGATGGTAATCGTGCCAGAGCCAGAGCCGCTGCATTTAAATTTAAAACACCAAGCCAAGGTGGAAGCAATATTAATACTTCGCGAGGATTTCGCCCTAACATGGAGCGCAATAGCGGAACGTATGGGCATGAGCGAAGGATCAATCAGACATTTATTAAACCACATATGACAATCCAGATAATTGCGACCTATTTTATAGGAGCTGGCACCGCTTCAATTGTTGCGGTAATTGTTAACCAACGTTTAGTTGACGCTTTGAAAAAGAAAAAAGCCGAGCTGCGCCACATGGTGCGGCAAGCACATGAGCAGGATATTAAAATACATGAAGCCGTAACGCAGTTGGCATTGATGAAAGACCGTTATATAACGCTTTCAAGTGATTATGACACCGTACACAACAACCGCAAGCACGACGCTCAAGCGTTGGCAATTTTACAAGAAGATTTCGAGCGATTGAAATTTGAATTTAAGGAGGCTGACGATTTCAGAACCAAGGTAAGATTGTCTAAAAAGAAATACATGGAAAGGAAGCGCAATGCTAACTAAGAGAGTTATAGCCAGTTTGGCTGCCGTGTATCTGGCATTCGCGTTTATATTTGGAAATATAAATTCGCAGCAATGGAGCGAAGCCGGGCGTTTTGCATGCGTGGTGACGTTTTGCGTATCATTTGTAATTATTTTAATACTTGACGATGATAGTTCTAAGCGATAACGGCGACCGCATCGACGTCATGGTTAACGACCAATGGTTTGCCAGCTTCAAAGATTGGCCGCAAGCCATACACTACCAGCACTACCTTAAGCACGGCGGTTTGGGGACTGAATTGGACAGATTGGGGCAAATTGTTTCCAATATCTATGGCCATAGCCCAGAGCGTTTAAAATCAAAATCTAAACTTTCCGATTTATGCGAAGCGCGTGTAGTGTTTTCGTTAATCGCTCGTTACGATTTAGAAAAAACGTTTAAAACCATTGGCGCTTGGATGAAGCGCGACCATTCAACGATTATGCACCATTTTAAAACCTATCACGATTGGCTTGCAATGCCGAATTATTACGGGAAGCAGCTGGAACGTTACGAGGCCTGTTTAAAAGTTTGGAAGGGTACGGGAAATGAGTAAAATTATAGAAAATGGCATTATTTACCCGATAGTAAAAGCCAATAAAAATGGGGTTGTTAAATGCCCGTATTGTTTAAAAATGCACAAACATGGTAAGGGTAATGGCCATAGGATTGCTCATTGTGATCCTGCTTTTAAAAGCAAGCAAAATAATGGGTATTATGTGGTTTTTGAGTAATTGCTTATATTTGCATAGTTAACTGGATGTAGGATATCCGTAAAGTTAAAAAGATATTAGCCCTGTTGAAACTGCGCGTGATCCTACCACCGTAGTTTTGATGGGGCTTTAAATTTTTATGAAAGTATCATTTTACCCAAAAATTACAAACAGCGACAGTCGCGAGATTGCCGAAATTACAACGTTATTAGAAAACATTAAAAACGGCGTTTATCAAGATTATATATATCCAGTAAGAAACGCCAAAACTGATGATGACAAAAAAATTGCTAAAAGCAATGCGCCTAATTTTACTACTTCAGGCACATTCACAAAGCGCGGAAACAATAATTTAATTGAACATAGCGGTTTAATTGCTATTGATTTTGATCATGTCAAAGATTATGGCGATGCTTTTAATATGCTGATAAATGATAATTACAGTTTTGCAGTTTTTTCAAGTATTTCTGGGGATGGCATTTGCTGTATTGTAAAAATTGACGGTAAAAGACATTTAGACGCTTTTGAGGGATTGCAAAAATACTATTATGATAAATATGGTTTAATATTAGATATAGCTTGCAAGGATGTTAGCAGACCGCGTTTTATTAGTTGGGATCCAGATTTATATTTAAACGAAAAAAGCGATGTTTTTCGTAGCTACATAAAAAAAGAAACAAAGCAACAAATAAAAAGATTTCAAGAATTTTCAAAAACTGACGATTTTTTAATTCATAATCAAAGTAAGTTTGAAATGGTTTTAAATCGGATAAATTTTGATATTACAGACGATTATGTAATATGGCGAAATATAGGTTTTGCAATTGCTTCGGAATATGGCGAAGCTGGTTTTGACTATTTTAATCAAATAAGTCAGTTTAGCCCAAAATACGATTATAATACATGTCGTAAGCAATACGAAAACGGCCTAAAAAAAGATAACGGTCAAAAAATAGGCATAGGCACATTTTATAAAATTTGCAAAGAGTTTGGAATAGACATAAGTGATCCGAGAATTAAACAAACCCGCGAAATAGCCCAAAAATATAAATCAATAGGCAAAACGCTCAAAGAGGCCATTGCAGAAAATCCCGAAATTATCGAATCGGTTGCCGCTCAAGAATTTGAGAAAAAGGAATTGCCAGCGATTAGCCGCCATTTTGATATTGACGCATTCGAGGAATGGCTGCGCTCGAATTTCCCAATTAAGAAAAACGAAATAACGCGGTTTTATGAGCTGAACGGAAAGCAGTTAGAACAGGCCGATTTAAACACGATTTATATTGATGGCAAAAAGCTGTTTCCAAAGTTGTCAAAGGACATTTGCGAATCGGTTATATTCAGCAATTATACACCGTCATACAATCCAATTAAAGATTATTTGGAAGGCTTGAAATGGGATGGGAAGGATTATATCAATGATTTGGCCGAGTGTATTAATTCCAATACCGGAGATTTAGAGTATAGGCGCTATTTGCTTGGTTCGTGGCTGTTGGGTATTGTTGAGAGCCTGTTAGACGAAAAACCAAATATATTGTGCCTTATTTTGGCGGGTAAACAGAACACGGGGAAATCTACCTTTTTTACCAAATTGCTTCCAAAGGAGCTAAATAGGTATTTTGCAACGTCGCAGCTGGATAGGGGCAAGGATGACGAAATATTGATGTGTCAATCAATAATTATTTTCGACGACGAATTTAGCGGAAAATCCAAGCAGGATGCCAAGCACATGAAGCGCATGCTGTCTGCTCCGTCGTTTACATTGCGTGAGCCATACGGGCGGCAAAACGTAACGCTTAAACGTATAGCGACGCTGTGCGGCACATGTAACGAATTGGACGTTTTAAACGATCCTACAGGAAATAGGCGGTTTATTGTTTTTGAGGTTGCAGGGCAATTTGATTATGAGCTTTATAACAGCGTTAACAAATCCCAGTTATTTGCCCAGCTGATGTCTTACCGTGCCGAAGGTATTACTTCGAATATTGGCTCGGAAATGTTGGATAAAATGCAGCAGAATAGTGAGGCATTTGTTGAGGTAAATATTGAGCATGAATTAGTTGAGCATTTTTTTAGCCCTACGGAGCTGCCATATAGTAAATTAGTATTCATGCAAGCAGCGTTAATAAAAACGCATATAGAGGACGTAACTAAGCAAAAATTAGGCTCAAAAAGGTTATCGCAAGCATTAATTAGCATCGGATGCCGTAAAACAAAACGCGGCGGCGTTCAAGGTTATTTAGTTGCATTTAAGCAAATGCAGTCATAAAGTTACCCCAATTCAAAAAATTATATGTTTGATTTACAATTAGTTAGTTTTTTTTTGGGGTAGGTTGGGGCAACTTCAAACACGATGCCTATTAGATATAATATTTCATGTGATGTGTGTGTGCATGTGTGTGTGTGTATTATTATTATTCCTATTATATTATGAAATGAAGTTACCCAAGTTACCCCTATTGATTACAGCCCAACAACAGCGCGGCATTGATTGGGGCAACTTGATGCAATATGAAGTTACCCTGAAGTTACCCAAGTTACCCCATTGATTATATTGTTGATTAGTGTATTATATTTGCAACATGCCAACCATTAACAAACGGGCTAAGCAGTCGCCACAACGTGACAACAACGACCACCAAGGCCGCAACTATTACCATTCAGGGTATCAGACCAAGCAATGGAGAGCAATGCGCCGAGCTATATTGCAGGCTTCGCCTTTATGTGTTGAATGTGGTAAGCTTGGCCGTGTGACTGTAGCTAATGTCATAGATCACATAAAGCCAGTTCGACTGGGTGGTGAGTTTTGGGAACAGAGCAATATGCAACCGCTGTGCGTGAGTTGTCATAACAGTAAATCCGCGAAGGAAAGGCATGGCAACCCGGTAGGGGGTGAAAAATATGCACACGAAGGCGACAAAAC